TATCAGCAAATTCTTCTGCACGATTCTCCTTTTCTTTTATTAATCTTCTCATTGTGCTTCTTGTTACTTCTTGTATTCCATTTTTAAGTGCATCTTGAGAACCTTCTTTATCCCATTCGTCATTTTCTTTAATATAGAGGGTCTTTCGTTTCTTATCAGTACAATGAATCGGTCTTTTATTGGTACCCAATTCTTTTAAATTCTCAATAAAAAGCTTGGAAATACCTTTAACATATCCACTTTCTGCTTGGTTCTCTATATCTTCAAAGGAAACTTGAATTTGTTTTATGAAATCCGAAAAGTTAATAGCGTCTTTACAATCCTCGTTTAAAAAGACTTGTAGGTTGAACTGGTTGTTATTATTATTCGTAGTTGTGTTATTATTTCCTATTTTTGGAATAAGTTCTCGTATTGTATCAGCTTGTTCTTTGATTAAGATAGCCTGTTCTTTATTTTGCATAACAATTTCTTTATTTTGTGCAACCAACAAGTCCATAATCTCCTTATTTTGTGTAATAAAATCCATCATAGAAGGTTTTTCTTCTGGGTTCTCTTGAACGACTATAGAATTGGAAAGAAGAGTACAAGTCTGTTTATGTTTATATAATGACGAATTATGCATATATACCTTGCCGCATTCGCAATTATATGCTTTGGCATTTTTCGGCATTTTATTGTTAGTCGTTGTTAGTCGTTTATGTTTTGCAGTCAATAAATGTTTATCATAGTTTGATTTTTTAAAGCATTCAAAGTTACATTTTTTACAAAAATATTTATCGGCATTTATCGGCATTTTATCGTTAGTCATTATTCGTCTAAAATAGACTAATAAAAAAAATGCCTAAATAAAACACATAAAAACAAAAAAAAAATTATGCTAACAAAAATAATAGAAAAAAACACGATTTACTGCATTATGCTTTGAACCAGTTTTTTCAGAAAAGTGGTTGGAAAAGTATTCTCAGAAAAATGAAAATTGGACAATTATTTTTGTCCACTTTTCAGAAAATCATAGAAGAATCCAAATCGGGGTTTTTTGGGTTCTCAATATTCAGTCTTTTCGCTGCTTAATTTCCATTCGTTGAATGCTTCCTGTGCAACATCAGTGGTAATATTATAAAAAGGAATAATTCTTTCTCCTATGGGTCTGTCTAATTCATCATAAATAAAGGAATCATCAAAACCAATATTTTTGGCGTCAGTCTTTGTATTAGAATAATATACTTTATCCAAGTGGGCCCAATATATAGCACCCAAGCACATGGGACAAGGTTCGCAACTGGTATAAAGTGTGTTTCCAGACAAGTCAAAAGTATTTAATATTCGACAAGCTTTACGGATTGTGTTTACTTCTGCGTGTGCAGTGGGATCATTTGTAGTAGTGACAGAATTGCCACATTCTGCGACGATTTGACCTGTTTCGGTATTGGCGATAACAGCCCCAAATGGACCACCTAATCCATTTAGTACATTAACCTTACTAATAATACCAGCGCGTTCAATGTGTCGCTGTTCCATATAAACATATATTTGGGTATATGTTTATATAATTCATAACTATTATATATAATTATAAAACTGATAACTGAGTTGTTTGTATTTCGCCTGTAGTTGTTTGTATTGCTGAGTTTTTACGTTCGTTAAATGAATCTTTGTATATAAAAATTCACGATTAGAACCAGAGAGGAATACTTTACTTTTGCGTGTTCCAACCAGACAACCATCGTGATTTTTAATTTTTAAATCGTCACAAATTATATTTTGTATAATTCTAGGTCCTGTAATATCCATAACGTGTTGTATTTTATTAGGTATATTATTATTGATATTTATAATAACACGGTCTATAATGTCATTAAATAATGATTGATTTGGTGCTGCACCAATAAACATATAACTAATATTTTGAAATCCAGAATCGAATAGATGAATCTTACCTGTATTAGGTAGCGTGAGTTTTATAGGTTCCAGGTCTAAATCGAACCAATAACCACCACACTTATGGATGTAACAAGCTCTAAATAAATCTGCGATAGCAACTCCATTTTTCATTTTTTTAAATGTTGTATAGTATTTTGATTTTAAGAAGAACATATTTACATCTTCATCCGAAAAATATTTGAAACAAATGGTTGGGTTCAACGCGGACCACTTGTTTATTATAGATAAAATAATGGGTTCGTTTATACTACATTTATAACTGGTGAAACAAGTAAGCGGTACGGAAGTTTTGTGTGTGTTAATATAATTACCTTTAAAAAACTGATATATTAAAAGACAATTACTACGACGTTGCTTCTCTTCAATATCTGTTATTTTGGACAATATGTTAGGAACGGTTTCCAAATCTTTCTCGGCAACCCTAATAATTGATTTATCCCATAAATCGTGTTCTGGTAGTTCAAGTGTATCCGCAAGTAGAATGGGAATACTTCCAACGGCAAGTGCCTCCCAAAAACGAATAGAATTTGGTCCGCTACCCGATGGACATAAAGAATACCGAGAGTCCAGTAGCAATTTATTATATTTCTGTGTTCTTATATTATCACCATCTGTTTCATTCAATTCGTATTTATTGTTCTGTTTCCCAGAATAAACAACATTATCGAAATGCCAGTTACCGATGTGTTTAACATAACAATTATCAGGGTGTTTCATTTCAAAAATGCGTTTTCTAATATCAGTAAGATACCAATTTGGATTATAAGCACCTTGAAAACTGTATAATATATCACGTTTAACATTTAAAAAATCAACACTATTAAATGTTCCATTACGCATCTCATCTTCACAATTAACCGCATAAAGAGGGCAAGGAGAAAGTTGAACGTCGTCCAGACAATTCTCGCTCTTTATTTTATGAGGAGTATATACATTTATTATATTAAGTGATTTAAATAGTGGTAATAACTTACGAAATGAAATATGCTGACAACAAGTATAATAAAACACATCTTTTTTAATATAAACTTTTAACAAATTATGCATGACGTTTAGATTATATTGCTTATCAATAATTGTAGCCCAGGGAATACCCAGATAATTCTCATTTGTTTTATTCTGTTCATAAAATGTTTTTTCAGTTATAACCGGATATTGCCAGAATAATTTTAATTGTTCAACAATGAGTTCAGTATCAAAACAAGTCATAATCAATCTACAATTACATATGTCTTATTTTTTAGATGGTTTTCTATCAAAGTTTTATGTTTCAAAGCTAGATTTCTCGCTTGTGTTCTAATGAGTCCAGTATTATAAGTCATATTCAACGTATAGTTTGGGTCATTATTAATAGTGTATCTGGGTGCCCCTCCTTCATTAGAGCAGTAATGATTTTTCAATGGAAAAAACATAGTTGGTGAATATAGATGATTATACCAATCGTCACACCCCCAATTAATAATTTCCTCTGGGAAAAACCAACCAAATATTTCCATATGTTCTCGCGAAACGAACGCCTGTGTAAGTATTTGGTTATTATTATTAATAGGACCGACTAATCCGATGTCATCATTGGTAATTAATTTATTTATACAGTCATTCACCCAGCCTTTCGTATGAAAAACAATATCATCACCACACTGGTAGAAATAATTACAACCATCATCGTATGCGTTTTTGAAAAGAATATTCCACATCTTAGTTACGTGTCCTTTTTTAATATTATCGAATTTTATAAATACAAAGGATATATTTTTGAACACCAATGAATATCGTTTTAAAATTTCTTGCTGTGTTACATCCGAAAAAATTCGGTCATCACTATCATATCCAATATAAAAAACATACTCGTGCTCTTTGTCTTGAGTAAGTAGAAAATATTTGACGGTTAAATTATTAATATACGTATCCTTAATGGTTTTCCAGTTATCTCGACCCTTTGAGGTGCATGGAATCAACATTGCGATTTTTTGTCTAGACATTTAGATAATATAATATGTATTATCTAAATAATTTATAAAAAAATACTTATTTTTTTTGTTTACGTGTTCGTTTGTTTTGATTATGACGAGTATATTTAGAACGACGTTTATTCTTATTCGATTTACCGCCTTGTTTTTGCTTTCGTTTTTGCTTTTGTTGTTTGGTCTTGTTTTTACGTTTACCACCAACCGTAGTAGCGTGATATCCCCAAGGACTATGACTTACACCGTGTCCTTGTTCAGCTGGTAATACGGAATTAGTTTGATTCAATTCAAGCGCAGTCATATATATACTCAATAGAAAAAAAATATCTATTATTTCGTATTACTTTTACGTGATGTTCTATTACTAGCACGTGGTGTTCGGTCTTGCTCATCGAGTGCCCTTGTTTTTCTTAAAATATGTTCTACGTCAGAAATTTTTGCGGTAGACTGTCTTATTAACTTATCAAGACTAGGTTGTGTATTCTTCTGGTCATACTTTTTCATATCATCAGCAAGGATGGCTGGATCATCACTATCTATTATGTTTCCTTTTGAATCTAATCTTCTTCCTTCAGAATTTAGTGGGTGCATTTTTTTAATTCTAGCAACTAATGCTTCTGCATCTGCTTCTGCATCTGTTATTTGCGCTTGCAGTTTCTTATACTCTGGGTCAACCTCTTTTTCATCCGGGTCAGCCCCTTTACTCCTCCCCCATTTGTCCCACGGAAAAACAGGCTTACCACCTCGTTTTAAAGTTTTTTTACTAAACCTGGATTTAGATTTCCTGCGATTGGTTTTACTACGCAGTTTTTTGCCACCGACAACTTTGCTTGTTTTGTTTTTCAAACTTGTTTTGTTTTTCAAACTTGTTTTGTTTTTCATATTATATATATATGTATAAATAATTCGACGGAAATTATAAAAAAATAAATAAATAGTATATAACTATGAAAATCCATCCTATTTGGTCCATATGTATAATAACGCGCCTATGTTTAGCATATATAGTATACCGGTTTGGAAATATGAATAAGCATATAAGATACGGTTTGACAATATTATTAATGACTATGGGGGTAGGATTTTTGTATAAAGGTTATTATGGTTCAAACAATGAAACACAAATAGCACCCGTATTTTGGCATGATACAAGATATATACATGGTTCATTATACACATTATCTACGCTATACTTAATTAACGGTAACCCCATTATTTCATCAATATTAATACTAACAGATATACTATTCTCAATACTATACCGTGTCATCACGGACCAATAACTATACTACCTATCCAACACCAATTTCGATATATGAATAATTTTAACATTCTTGTCTCTTATAATTTTCCTGGGAATCCACCTTTTAAATTTATGTTTATACTCACATTCAAATATAATCTCTTTATCGAGATCAACGTTTTTATCTAAGTTTGTGTTTTGAAAATCGTCCTCGTCTTCACTCTCCTCTATAAAATCAATATTTCCATTCTCTTTCACCGTTCGGAAGTGCGAATTCATATAAACACTGGTATTATAATTTGGTATATACGCCGTATTATAATATACTCGCTTACCATTATTATCAGACGCATACAATCTATATATATCACACTGTAAATCTGCTTTCACTACAAATGTTGCACGCATACCATTGCGAATTCTATTATAATCAATTTGTAAAACACTATTTGATTTAACTGGTTTCACAAGAATCTTTTTTTTATCTATAACTGGTCTTTTATTGACAGTGACATTTATAAATGGCATCGTATCATTCAAAACACGATACTGAATATGATGTATATTATATGGGATAGTTAATTTAATATCTTCTGGTATCGTATCGTCACCATAATCAACAACCTTCCAACACACTGGTATTGATATAGTCATATTTTGTTTTGTATTTGTTATTTCATTTGTGATAAGTTTATTTAAATAAATAAACTTCTCACCAGATACAAGTCCTTTAAGATTTGTTCCTTTATAATAATACATATCCTCTACCAAAAACGCATTTGTTTCTTGTAAGTGCACTCCATATAATAGTGTTCCGTATGGAACATCACTTTTATATATATGGTCAATCTTAATACATTTTAATACACGACCATCTTTATTCATATCAATTAAGAAAACACCATCATCACCCTTATAGAATGTATACCATAAATAGGATTTTTTCCCCGTCGGAATAGCCATTGCGAAATCATATTTTTCGGGAACTTTCTTATGTGATAATGTTTCATAAGAAGGTTCAAAATTTGGAAACCTTCCGATAAGTTGAGATAGGTTATATCCGGTTATGTTATGTTCGGGCATCTATTTTATATACCAATTTAGTTTTTATGTTATTTAAAAAATCAATTTTCTTATTCCATTGTATTCATAAATTCAGACAGTTCACTCTCCATGTCGTTATCGGTTTTACTAGTATTGTCTAAATTAATCGGTTTATTTTTAATATTATTCAATTCGTCTATTAACTCATCGTATTTTTTAGATTGAAAAATACCAATATGGTCTGTTTCTTCTTTTGTAAGATAGTGTTTCAAATAATAAAATCCCCTATGTGTAATAAAAATTATAATCAACGAAATAAGTATTGTATAAATTATAGATATCATCCTATATAATACGTAAAAATTTCTATATTAAAATAAACGATTTTAAGAAAATGCGTTCATCAATCCTTTTACATACGTCAATTTACTTCCATCATTTGCACATGAACCCTTACCAAATATAAAAGTAAAATAACTAAATTTCTTATTATATTCAGACTTCTTACTTCCTAAATATGATAAAAATCCCAAACCAATAACAATAATAACAATAATGTGCAATTGCGACTGTATATTTTTTAATGTATCATTTGATGTTTGTATTTTAATTATGTCTTCTTTATCATTATCATGGTTGTTGCTATTATTCTCTTTTATTTTCAATGTTAATAAATAAGATACAGTCAATAATACCATTGATACTATAAATGTTGTGTAATGTGAGTTTATGAGTAACAAAAATAATATGTAAAGTATACCTGAATTTTTGAATGCATCTGTCAAATTAAATGTGTCCAATGGAGTTTGTAATGATACAAAAAACAAAAGCGTTAAAAACCCAAATAAATGTTTCAACACAATTACATCAGTTAATGCTTTTTGGAATCTACAAGGAAATAATTCAGCCAAAAAATTACCAGATATTATAAGTATAAATATAAATAGGCCTTCAATCCGCATTATAATATATAATAAAAAAAGATTTAAATGTAACTTATGATTAAAGTTAGTTATGCCTATCGTATTAATTGTCGAGAAAAATGGAACATTAAAAGAGCATAACATAAAAGGGGATTTAAACCCCGATGAATTTTATAAAATTGCGAAATTTAAAGATGCAACGGACTTTGATAATGAAGCATCTTGGGAGGTTGATGTTCTAAATAAAACATATAATATTTCTCTATTTGCTAAAACAACTGGACGAGCAGGTCAAGAAAACAAGTATGAATTACCACCTCCTGTAGATGAAATATTATATTTTGGAAGGTGTTTATTGGTCAACGAAGATGGCACGGATTTAACAATCGATACCTGGAATATTATATATGAAGCATTATTTGGTGGATTCGATGATATTGGAGACGAAGACAGTGAGGAAGACGATGAAGACTTAACCGGTGTTACATTAACAAAGACAGGATACATGAAGGATAGTTTTATAACAGATGACGGTGATATTGATACTAGTGATGACAATTATGAAGAGAACGCAGTAGAAATTATGACAGGTAATCGAAAACGTGCCAGTTTGCGTAAAATAAGTAAAGAAGATATAGAAACCGAAAGTGATGAAAATGATAGTGATTTTTTTGTTTGTACAGATGAATTAGAAGAGGAGGATTACGAGTAAAATTGAATATTAATATAAAGATACTATTATTATAATATTATAGACTATACCATTATGACACTAACAATATCAGACCCAATCACATTCCGTGAAAATATTAGAAACAAATTAAAAGACAAACTCGAAACAACAAATGAGGTGTTAGTTCGTAACACAGAAAAGTCAGTATTCAATTATGCGATAAAAGAATGCCGCAACAAGAAGATAATATGTAAGTGGGATAAATCATCGTTTGTGACTATTTATATTGACAGATTGAGGACAGTGATTGCGAACTTACATTGTAATGATATATTGGAAATGCTTCAAAATGGTAAATTGTCACCGAGTGAATATGTATTCATGTCTCACCAGGAAATAAACCCTAAGCGATGGGAAGAAGCAATTAAGAAAAAAACGATTAAAGATGATAATAAATTCAATGCGAAACTGGAAGCATCTACTGATCTATTCACTTGTCCTCGTACTACGTGTAAATCAAAGAAATGCACTTATTATGAGATGCAGACGCGTTCAGCAGACGAACCAATGACAATTTTCATTACTTGTCTGGACTGTGGAAAGAATTTTAAGAAGTCGTAATATCCAATCATTTACCATTTTACATTTTAACTGGTATAAAGAATTATTCACACACATATATATAATAATATAACTATGCCTCTATAGCTCAGTTGGTAGAGCGTTGCACTTGTAATGCAAAGGTCGGTAGTTCGATTCTGCCTGGAGGCAAATAATGTTGTGTATTTTCACATCATTATTTTATGAAAGATATTGTAATCCACGGAACACACGAAAAGTAAAAAACACGGTTATAGTCTATTTGTTCATTTCGTTCTATCGAAACTGAATATAATATAAATATAAATTTTAAAAATAATACTGAAAATCTCGTGTCAATGTGTTTTTTTCTATATGCTACACCCGTTAGTAATGCAAGTAAGATAATGAACAATTGTAATAAATATACTGAATATGATATCAATACAATCGCATTGATGGTTTCGCATATAATTAGAGCGTGTATTCGGTTGAATTCGCGTCTTGTCATATCTTCTAAATCATAAACACCTTCAAGTGTGGTGTAATCACCCGTTATAAATATGGAATTATTATCATTGTGTGGTATAATCTGTGATATATGATTATTCGTCATTATTTCACGTTGGCGTTTGACACGTTGTTGATATCTCTGAAATTCTAAATCGTCAATAAGACACGAGTTTGTTACATTAGGTAATGTTATATCATCGTCTGTGGGTATTTCAATATTGAATTCAGGTATGTTTATCACAAAATTACATAATGGACAAATTGGTTTATGTAGAGACCACTCGTGTATACAAGTGTGATGAAAAGTATGTGAGCAATCAGTTACATACTTATCTGTTATAATTGGATAAAAACATACAGCACACTCCTCTAAATTATTTGGTGTCACGACTATTGTCTCCATTATACTTATATTTATACTTATATTTATACTGAACCTATTATTTATTTTTACTCGTAACAAATATAATATTAGCAAAAAAATATTAACAAGAAATGCATAACAAGAAATGCATATACAAATATAAAACGGATAAATGAATAAAACAAGTTAATCCAGTTGCTCTAGGTCAGCAAATTTCCAGTATTCAGAACCACCATTGGGTAATGGGCGACGAATGATATACGGTATTTTTTTTTGCTTAAATTCACTCAGTGCGATCAGATAAGAGTCTATAATATTATCTTTTACTTCAATGAATGGGGTAGCACCCGATTCTATTTGGGTCGCACGATTACCAAGAATATTTGCTATCTCATAACGAGTTAAGAATGGCAATGTTGTATGTAAGGGGTCAATTATTATACCATTCGAATTCCTAATAACCTTACACATAATCGCAACTTCTTCTGCATTATGAGTTTTCAATTCATGATGATTATTTGATATAATATCACTGGACATTTCAGTATTTATCTTTTGTAAGTAATTTTCATCATCGTCACTTTCATCATCGTCACTTTCATCATCTTCTTCATTATTACCAATATTAATATTAGTTTTTATATTCATATTTCCATCTACATCATCATCTTCTACATCTTCTTCTACGTCGTCTTCATCATCATCATCATCATCTTCGTCTTCTTCATCTAATACAGCATTATCATCGATAGGTTCATCATCTTCATCTCCACTATCATGAACCACAGATGCGTCATCGTCAGAATCCTCTCCATCTTCCTCTATAATTGGGTCATCTTCTTCGTTATTATTCATTTGTATATTATAACAGAGTATTATTTCTAAATTTTTTTAGAAATAAATAATAATCAATTTTACGAATTCCAACTAGTATCACAATACTGACAAATATAAATATATTTTAGGTTTGAATTATCATATCTCATATAAATCACATCTAGTTCTCGCTTTGCGCCATCTTTATTCGATTTACATTTAATATTCGGGCAAGGCATATTTGCTATTCTGGGTAGGGTTGGGTCCATCTTAGTAAATTCGTTTACAGGTTTAATATTTTTCATAGAAGAACCATTGAAATGTGTGTCCAAAACACATAAACCTTCATTTGATACTGTAGTATCAATATCTCCACAGTTTCTACAACTATATGTGAGTGTATTTTCGTCATCATCACTAATAGATATATAATACATATTGTCGCATTTGTTACAGAATTTCATAGTGCTTGTTTTAATATAATTATATATATTTTCTATATTTCAATTTTAAGAAAGATTATATTACTAAACGGTGTAAAAAACGTGAAATATAAAGATTTATAAACATTTTTTCTACTTCTATTATCGAAACAATATACAGATAATTTGTATGTTATAATTACGCAAATAATTTACATCCATAAAACTCATTATGTGCTTACGAACAATAATAATTATAAATTATTCTGTGAGCATATATAATGTTAATAATATTATAAACCCAGTATATTATAAAATTGAAATATCATAAAAAATATAATAAACGTTATATTATACTATACATTAATGATTGGTACTAAAACCGATACCAACAATAGGTCAAATAAAAAGAAGGGCAATGTACGGAATAGTTACAACAATTATCAGGATTTCATAGGTGCTCATTCTATGTCAAAGGAGGATAACCGAGAAGTCACCAATACACGTATTAATGGTGGTAAATTCCATATTCCTGATGTTGAATATGAAAACTTCCTCGAGATGTATTACAATGATATTGTAAAACATGGTTATAATGAACATTTAACAGAGAAACAACGAGATACAGGTGGTCCTATTGTAATAGATTTGGATTTTAGATACGACTATAGTGTTAAAACAAGACAACACACTATAGATGTTATCCATACATTGGTTCTCGCATATTTAGATGAACTGGGTAAGATGTTCCAGTTCAACTCAGACGAAGAAATTATGGTGTATATTCAAGAGAAACCACACGTGAATTGCATTCAAGAGAAAAAAATCACCAAGGATGGAGTTCATATACTATTTGGAATTCAAGCTGACCGTATTCAACAGAGCATGCTTCGTGATAATATTATCAAGGTGGCACCTGATATACTGAGTAGTTTACCACTTACGAACACAATAGAAGATGTTTTCGACAAAGGAATTAGTGAGGGATATGTGAATTGGCAGTTATTCGGTTCCTGTAAACCAGACCACGGTGTATATGGATTAACGCACATCTATAAATTTGAATACGACCCAGATGATGGTGAATTTATAGAGACCAAAGAGAACCATAAGAAATTTGACTGGGTAAATAACTTTAAGAAACTATCGGTTCGTTATACCGAGAATGCTAGTTTCTTTATGAGGACAGATTTCATTACAGAGTACGATAAGGTGCAAAAAGATGGTGGGGGTAAGCGTGCTAAAATGAAACGTACCGTATCTAAAAGTGTAATTGAACTTCATAGTATTGCTGATATTATGGATGCTCTTGAACAATATAAGGAGAACCTAAAATCTACCGATTACGAAGTACGAGATACCATTGACTATGTGATGGCTCTACCCGTCTCTTACTATGGACCCGGTTCTTATTCTAAGTGGATACGAGTGGGTTGGGCACTTGCTAATACAAATAAAGATTTATTCATCGTTTGGTTAGCATTCAGCACTAAATCCAATGAATTCTCTATGGATAGTGTGGACGATTTGAGAGTAATGTGGAATAATTTCGAGAATAATAATAAAGAGGGTCTTACACAGAGGTCTATTTTATATTGGGTTCACCAGGATTCACCCGATAAGTTTAAAGAAATACGAAATAAAAGCATCGATGCTCACCTAGATTTATCCATACGTAATATGAATATGTTTAACGCAGGTAGTAATAAAAATTATGGATGTGGTGATACAGATATAGCAAGTATATTGAATATGTTATATAAGCAGGATTTCGCTTGTGCTGGAATCAAGTCGGATAAATGGTATAGGTTTTCAAATCATCGTTGGGTAGAAGATGAATGTGGTACTACTCTGAGAAAGGGTATATCCGGTGATTTACGCGATTTGTATCGTAAAAAGGCAGACGTAATTTCCAATAGAATATGTCACGGAAATCTACCTGACGATAAACTGAAGATACAAGAGAGTATTTCCAATAAACTGGTGGATATTCTCGCTCGTCTATCAAGCACTACTCATAAGGACCATATATTGAAAGAGGCGCGGGAGTTATTCTATGACGCTGACATGAAATTCGTGGATTTACTAGATAGTAAACCCTACTTGATGTGTTTCAATAATGGAGTTATTGATTTCAAAGAGAAAAATTTCCGAGCAGGTCGCGCCGAGGATTATTTAGAAAAGAGCACCAAAATAAATTATGTTCCCTTGGATAGGAAACGCGATGCTAAGGTGATAAATGAAATCAATGATTTTATGATGAAACTATTCCCACTTGAAAAGTTACGTAATTATATGTGGGAGCATTTTGCGTCTATATTAATCGGGGTGAATCTCAACCAGAAACTTCACATGTATATCGGTGGTGGTGAAAATGGTAAATCTGTGCTAACCGACCTTCTTTCACAGTGTCTCGGTGACTATAGTTCTACTGTTCCACTTTCACTCATTACACAAGCAAGACAGAAGCAAGGTCAGGCGTCTCCTGATATCGTTGCTCTCAAAGGTCTCCGTCTGGCGTTGATGCAAGAACCATCCAAGGATGACCGCATCAATGATGGAGCAATGAAAGAACTCACAAGTTGTGTTGAACCTATTAAGGGACGTAATCTATTTAGCACTCCGATTACCTTCATTCCACAGTGTAAGATCGTAATTTGTTCGAATAATTTCATGAAGGTTAATAGTCAGGACCACGGTACCTGGCGTAGAATAGCAGTCGCAGATTTTATGTCTCTTTTCACCGATAAACCAACAGAAGGTGATAACGAGAACCCATACCAGTATAAGAAAGACCCTACACTAAAAGAGCGCTTTCCTGTATGGCGTGAGGTATTTATGGCGATGCTCGTAGAGAAAGCATTCGAATTAGATGGTAGAGTGAAACAATGTGATTTGGTTGATAAGGCAAGTAATAGCTACCGTCAACGCGAGGACCACATTGCCGAGTTTATCGCCGAGAAGATTAGGAAGGATGCCGATGGACGACTTACTAAAACCGAACTACAGAATGAATTCAACTTATGGTATCGTAGCACATATGGGCGCGATGGTCCAAGCATCAAAGAGGTTCACGAATATTTGAATAAGAAGTTCAGTAAATGCAAGGATGGTTCTTGGTATGGTATAAAATATAGATACGACGAAGCACGTAATAATGCGAGTGATGGTGAAGACGATGACGATGACGATGAATAAATTAACAACAATAAATTAACAATAAGATTGCATTATTATAATATTATTATACGTATAGCAATAATAATATTTTACACCTTTGCGCATGGAACCGTTACTTTTCGCTGGCGAAAAGGTGTACAAGTAACGCGACTATTGGAGTTCCGCTTTTTTATATATTTCACCGGTCATTAATGCAGTTATATACATCATCGTTTCGTATAAATATATTAGTAGAGGAGGGGCTATGTATGGATATACCAGCATTAATCCCAATAAAATACCTTTTTGTTGTAGTTTCATATCTTTATTTTTGAACAGTGTATAAGCAAACCAGAGAACCAAGAGACCATAAACGATTAATAACGTGGATTTTATATAATTTACTTTCGCTAAATTGAGTAATTCAAACTCGGCACGGCGACGCGTTGTTGAGTTTTTATAATTTTTTATGCCTTGTAACTCAGTTAAATAATTAGTCACGCTTGATTTATCAATGACTCCGTCCCAAGAGGCATAATCAGTCATTTTTTGTATGTATTGTGTTAATTCAAAATCCATTCTACTATATTATGAAATTAGATATAAAATCCATAATATAATTTTACGTTGATTTGTATATACATTTTTCTGTCGGTTCGTCCCACTCGGTCTTAGAATCGCCAATGCCTGTCGGATTACAACAAGCAGCACCCTTACATAAAGCACTATCACTAACACCTAGTAAATCACCAGCCAATTTCGCAGCATCATTACGTTTATCAAAATCTGCCGTACTTTCTATTTTGGGTCCAGGTAAATCCAAACGATCGAAATTAATTTTTTCACGAGAACTTACATTAACAAGAGTAATCATCGAATATATGATAACACCTGTGAATAATAGGATATGAAGTAATGTATATACAACATCAGGTAAAACGTTGAAAAATACACGCATATAACGCATTACTATTACCAGAGCAAAAACGACGACGACCGCTATAATTAATTTTGTATATTCTGCTTGTCTTTTACGGTAACTCTCATTCATCATTAATACACGCATTTGACCCTAGTTGACCCTTTTTAATATCTAATCTGGCTAATTCGGATGTTAATATATTATTCACTTGTTTCTGTTTTGTTAATACGGCTGATACGGCATTGTCTTTTGCACGAACTGAAGTTTGTAAATCTTTGAGACTATTGTTTTGTTCTGTTTCGCCAGTCCCTGTAGCGGCCATACTGAATTTATAGGCATTAAATAACATAGAACTATCGGTGCTAACTGTCATAATATGTATATAAATAATACACATATTAAACCGTTGGTATATAAAAAAATATAATCTAAGAACTATTTCTCGCTAAAAGTATAGCTGTAATTATAAACGTAGCAGATGTGATGGACCCAATTGTGTATAATGTATTTTGTTGGTATAACATCTCTCTTAAATCTTCATCAATGGCGTCTATCTTTGCTCTTGGATCTGTTTTACCTTTATAGTAGTCTGTTGCAACACCGGTGCTATCAAATATAAAAGGTATCATATTGTTTTGTTCATCATACTCGTCGTGTATTTTTAATAATGGTATAATCGTTCCGTTCTGTTTTAATACGCCCTCGTTATCTGTTCCTACTGTATATCCATCATCAGTCGTCCATTTACCAGAACCAGTATGAATTTCACCACCATAACCAGTCAATACACCCAACTTACTTCTAATACTAGCGGCGTTGTTAGTCATATCAATGGTTTTTTGGTTTATACGGTCATTCTGTGCTTTTAATTCATCTAATATTCGTAATCTTGTCCGAATGCCCTCACCATCATTAGTATCTGCGACTATGCCCTTTGTTTGATCAATTGTAAGACCTTCAATAGTAGAATACCCCCTAAATGGTTCTGGCTCCCCAGATTTCTTTACTGCTGATATCTTCATATGTATATCAGTAAGAGATTTAATTAAAAAAATACGAATTTCGTTTATATTCTCTGGAACGGAATTCAAAATAGAATTATCAATATATTTGACTTTATATTCAGCATCCTTACTAAATGCCTCCATGGTGACCACTGGAACCGTGTTCAGATTGACGTTACGATTGGCGTTATTCAATCCTTTTAAGGGTTCATTAGCAACCAGTGTATCTTTTATCGCCCGAACATAACATAAATTTTTGGAACCTTTATTCGGGTCACATTTATCTATAGGGACTTTTTCTATGTTAGCGTAAATTCGGTTCTCATATAATAATTTCGGTAATCCGTAAGCCTTTATTTTATACAATATAAATATGTTCTGTGTGGTAGAACCCTTTGTTTTATGATAATGTTCGGTATATTTGAATTTTTGCTTGAACATATCACGTACACCTGTGTTTCCCTTCTCATTGTTCGTAGTATAAAACATCGTAGAATTATTCCACGCAGAACCCAATGTTAATCTATACTTCAAACTACGGATTTCTTGCCCAGACTTCAAACTACTTAAATTATTATTACTCGTATATCCGTTTATAATATACTTCGGGTCTGTTTGTATAGGATTTGTAAATAGAACATCCTTATTAATCTTGACAATTCCGTTGTCTTCTATTCTAATACGCCTTTCTCTTTCATTATTACTCTTATCACTTAAAATATAAGTATGAGTTCCTGTATCGTCAGCAGAGTATTTAAGGACTCCATTACCATCAATATCAATCATTAATTCTTCTATCTTTATATTCTCTTTCTGGTGTTTGATAGAATAATTGAGTTCCAAAGTTTGGTTTTTCACATTTTCAGCATTATTACATTCACCCACACCAGACACAAATAATGCGGGTGTTATACCGGATAAAAGGTTATCTGTCAATGTAAATGTATGGTCTTCAACAACGTTAGTAGTTGTTTTATAATCCGCACTGGGATATTTCAAAAATACACTTTCTGAATTACAATTATGAATGGAATTGTCTTGACTGATTTGAAAATTGGCATCAACACCTGAATTATTACACGTATTTGGACTACTCTGGAAACCTTCAACGGATAGACGCCTGAATTGTTTCCCAAAATCTCTCGCTCTCCAACGTGCTGTTGAAGCGCTAATTTTATGTTTAGCAGATGCACTTTTGTAATTGTTTGCTATTGTATTATAATGCCGCGCTTTTTTTTCGTGTTTGCTTCTATTTTTTGCAGTTTTTCTTTTACGTAATGTAGTTCTACTTCTGCTTTTTCTTCTTCTACTTCTTCTTCTACTACCTCCTCTTCTTCTTCTACTACCTCCTCTTCTTCTTCTACTACCTCCTCTTCTTCTTCTACTACCTCCTCTTCTTCTTCTACTACCTCCTCTTCTTCTTCTACTTCTTCTACTTCTACTTCTACTTCTACTTCTTCTACTTCTACTTCTACTTCTTCTACTTCTACTTCTACTTCTACTTCTACTTCTTCTACTTCTACTTCTACTTCTACTTCTTCTACTTCTACTTCTTCTACTTCTACTTCTACTTCTACTTCTTCTACTTCTACTTCTACTTCTACTTCTTCTACTTCTACCTCTTCTACCTCTTCTACCTTCAATAATGCTTCCAAATCCTTCGTTCATATCATCATCAGTGTTGAAAACGGAAAAAGCATTATTTGGTTCGTATCCAACCAGTTCTCTACTTCCTGAACCGACAAATCCGCATCTTACACGTTTGGGACGAGTAAAGTATATCCATTGCCCCCATCTGTTTTTTTTTTTATAAAATTTTCGTTTACTTTTCATAGTAGAACAATTCCTCTTTTTAATTGCTGTGTTCATTTTAGAGGTAGCATTACGAGCAGATTTATTATACTGTTTTATACTTTTTATATGTCCGGCTCTCTTGTTTTTGATGTATCGTTTATACGAATCCAATAACCGTTTATATTTTTTCAGGATCTTGTCGCGTTTAGTTTTCATTGTTTTCCATTCATTATTTGTATAATTAAATTTCTGTTTACGTGTGATTATTTTGTTTATTTCGTCTAGTTTCGTTTTTGTTTGCTTAATCGCTGGCGTTAGTCTGGTTTTCTTTCCATATTTCGAGTAATTTATCCTGTAATCATATTCTTTTTTACTTAAATCAGCAAGATTTGTATTACCCTCTATATTACTCATTCCTTCTTTACCTAGCATCAAATTGACTTGATCGAGAATTTTATATTGAATATTTCTTTCATTTGCAGTAATAGAAGATTTTTTTGCTATACCACACTTGTCTTTCTTTTCTTGGAGTATACGACCACAGTCACTTATTTTTTTAACTACAGTTTTCTTACAAGCTCCTCTTCCCGAGTTTATTTTATAATTCGACGGAATTTTAATATTATTCTTATCGTTAAACACCAAATCACCCCCTTTGAAATTTATATTCATCTCCAAGTCATTATGCTCCAATTCAATCTTAGAAAAATCAGAACTTTTTACAGAGTTTGCATCAAATTCTTTGTCTGTAATGTCAAAAATAGCCCATTGCATCTTACCGTCGTTATTCTTAAATATAGAAAAGTAAGGCATTTTCTTTGTTTCATTGTATAGGTCAGTGCATTTCTTACGTGCATCTATAATACAAGCCCAAGACGATTTATAAGACGTAGATGAAATCTGGGATGGTGTTATACCGGTCATTAATCCAGGGTCTTCACATTCGTGCTTTACCTTAAACCATTTAATTGGTTGATACGATTCATCTATTGCCGTCTTTTTTGTGTGTAATTTCGATAAATATTTCTCATTTGCTATATAATTATTCATATCCTTATCGGACATATCTATTTATTATATACTATAATAATAAATAAATTCTATTGCGTTAATGTATAATATACAAGAGAAGACGCAACAACCGTCCACGCTAAACTAATAAATACAGTTGAATCCAGGTGCATTTGTTTTTCTGTGACGTGCGAATCTCCCAATTGGTTGAGAACCTTTACCTTACTATCCAATGTGTTTTGTAGACGTCTTAATTTACGACCATTTTCTAATAGTTTGTTGTGACCACCAGTAATTACGTAGTCACCGTCTAATGTAGTTGTTGTTACGTTTGATGACCAGCTGCTAATTGGTTTATCACCATTATAAACACTATCCTGAAAACTGTTCCAATTGTTCTCATAATCTATTCCCACAGGTAATGGTGTACCTGTCCCACTTGTTGTGGCATTGAAAGAATCATCCAGACTTCTAACCACATGTTTTGTTAATTTGCTTCGGTCATTATCAAGTTCATCCATTAACGTTTTCACCTCGCCATCTGCGTCATCTGGGTCAAACCCTTCCTTTACAGGATATGTAAAAAGCGTATCACCCTCTCCATTTGAACCGCTCTTCAATTCCAATGTTCCATATGACGTCAATACTAGAGATGATCCAGTGACCGAACCTGTTGACATTGGTGTGGTAATTGGTTTACTATTGCGTGATGTCTTAAATTGAATAATCCCATTATCATTCAATAACATAATTTTGGAACCTTTGAGATTCATATTCCAATGCATACCCTTATATGGTATCCAACACACCAACCTACCATGCCATAGAGACAATACATAACTACCATCCTCACTCTTCATATAACTAGCATCAGTAATATACTCACCGCGTCTCAATATGTGTGTGTTAGTTTTCATTGTATCTAATCCTTCAGTAGAAGGTTTTTTACAAATACATAAAGACGCAAATATAAGAAACCCTAAAATCATCAATATAATAGTGGTTTTTAGTTTCATAATTATATAAAGTAAAACGAGAAATAAACCTTTTACTTTATTTAACAAAAAAATTATTTTCTAGAGTATTTAACTACCATAGCTAGAACAGCAATAGAACCAGCACCAATAGTAGCTGCTTCTATATAAGACCGGTTAAACATATGTTTGATATTACTATGTTTCACAGTTATAACTGATTCAGGAAGAGGTTGTGGGTCGACAGTGAATGGTTCTGGATGGTCGTCAGTATCTCTTCTAAATATCCTGTTATGTGAATTGTTTGCGGACGAGGCACTAAAACTGTTCCATATATTCGAAAACATTATATATATCTTAACAATTATATTTTCTATACACAAACGCGATAATACGAGGTTTCCAATGCGGTCGGACTATCTCTCGTAAATTTACCAATATCACCTGGTCGCATCGCAACTGCGAGCGCTTGTGGGTCAAACCTGCTAATTTCCGGTAGTTGTGAATTATATTGAACACTATAACGTTTCTTGAAATCAAGTTTTTCATTTTCATCTAAAATATCAATCTTGGGAACGAGTTCGTGTTGAAGGATATTATACTGGAGACGTTGAATATTATGTATAACCACAAAAACACCACTGCGGTCGAATAAGTATTTTACCTTTGCTGTAATGGTGTCGTTTGGTTCATCATCTACAATAATAATAAGAGTATCTTTATTCGTTAAAACATTATCAACCATGTATAGGTCCTCAATAATAGAATCGAGGTTTTGAGGTCTCAATTGTTTGAGGTCTAAGTAGAACTTAATAAAAGACTTTGTTCCTGCTTCTTCGTTCTCAATAAGCATATCTAATTGTGAATTTTTATATATCGTATCTATCTCATTAATACTAAATTCATTATATCCGGATGTATCAAAACCCCTGTATTCCGACAACGCGAGAATGTTACGTCTGGCTTTATAAATACTTTGAATGCGATTAACAGATGTCATGATGCTTGTATATGTATTATATATATATACAAGTTGTTTTATTTCAATTTTATAAATAACTATTTATACTTTTTTTACAACCAATAGACCTTTACTGAAATCTAATGGTGTCTCTATTTTATCATCCTTCTCACTCTTCGATTCTTTTGGTTTAATCTCGTTGAATGATTCTTCACTTGATTCATTATCATTATGATTTAACATAATAGATTCTTTATGGTTCTCTGCGAGTTCATCTGTAACATCATTTGTATTAATTTTAATAACAGGAGCAAATGTTATATTATTACCCGAATTGTGCGTGTCTTCGTTTGTGGTTGGTTTTTGAAACATTTGTGGTGTTCCAATTATATCATCATCATTATATATATCACACGGTTGAACGATTTTAACATCATTCATTGGGTTCATTGGTGTGCCTGGTGGCGTTAGTCTTTTAATCGTTATAAATTTATTACCACCCTTTATTATCTGCCATTTTTGAAGCATTCCGTTTTTATCTCTTCCCTTTTCGCCTCTATAATATACCATTTTACCAAGTTCAAACTTATTTCCACCACCCGAAGCGTATGGTGGTGAAGTTGGGGGTTTTATATTGTTTGCGTTTTCGCCTATCATCTCTTTAATTACTTTTAAGTCGTCTGTATCCAATCCATCTCTATCTTCACTAGGTATTCCATCAACAAATTTATCAAAGCTATTTTTCGAAGAAACAGCATATGGAGGAGTAGAAGGAGTACTATCTGGTGCGTATGGAGGAGTAGAAGGAGTACTATCTGGTGCATATGGAGGACTACTATCTGGTGCATATGGAGGAGTAGAAGGACTACTATCTGGTGCAGATGGAGGACTACTATCTGGTGCAGATGGAGGAGTACTATCTGGAGTATTTCCTTCAGATGAAGGAGTTTTATTTTCTGCTGGTTGTTCGTCTTTCATCATATTTATCTGATCGCGATAGTCAAATTTTCCTCTAACACCCAATAATTCCATATTATTGGAGAACGTCATATTCTCCAATTGGTCAATATTATCATCCGTAATAATTCGCATTTGCATATTCATAGAGTTCAATTCTTGTAGAAGCAATTTAAATGAGTATGGAACATCTATAATACTGAAATCGCGTCCGTGTTTCGTTACATTTATAATATTCATATTATTACCATCGATTGAACCAGAAAATTTAATTGGACCATCTACCATAGGACTTATAAAAAGTTTCTTATCAGGGTTATATATTGCTATCATACCAGTTTTATTACAGACAGCCATTCTATATTTATCTGAACGTTCCATCATGGATTCTCTCAAAAAGTCAGATACACCGTGTGATATAAGAGAGTCGCGTTCCATTTCTCCTATACGTAAACCACCATCATTCGCACGACCACTTACAGGTTGTTTGGTCAAAGCAGTTACGGGACCTTGTGCGCGATAATTAATCTTATCCTTTGCCATGTGTTTTAATCGCATATAATAAGTGGGTCCTATAAAAATTTCCATTTCCAGTTGGTCCCCCGATTGTCCGTTATACATAATTTCATTACCACTCGAATGGTAGCCAAAGTTTGTAAGTGCTTCACCATAAACACCCAATTTCGAACCCTTATTTACAAAAGCAGTTCCATCACCGAATCCACCCATAATAGCACTCGCCTTCGCTGTAGTAGTTTCAACCAATTGACCGATGGTCATTCTGGATGGAATCGCGTGTGGGTTTATAATAATATCCGGTCGCATTCCTCCGCGCGTAAAGGGCATATTGGTTTCAGGAACAACTAGACCACACGTTCCTTTTTGCCCGTGTCTTGAACCAACTTTATCTCCAAATGTTGGTATTCTAATATCGCGAATTCGAACCTTGACAATGCGCTCACCTTCTTCACCTTCGGTTATAAACGTTTTATCTACAATGCCCATCTGTCCCTTTTTTGTTCCTTTTGACGCGTCTATTTTTCTACCATCACTTGTAGTATACATACCGATTAATATAGTTTTATCATCTACAATGGTGCCTTCACGAATAATACCATATTTATCAAGTTTACTATAATCAAATCCCGTTTTTATACCCACAATATCACCATTTGATTCTATATTAGTAAATTTGGTTTCGATTATACCATCTGTTGTTTCACTCATTTCTTCGTGTGCCTCATATCCAGTAAAATAAGTAGTATTGAATAAACCACGCTGTAGAGAACCTTCATTTATTAATACAGAATCTTCCATATTATACCCCCCGTAACACATAATAGCAACTATTGTGTTCTCCCCGTAAGGCATATCCTCTTTATTTATATACTCAAGAAACCGGGTCTTAACTAAGGGTATCTGTCCATAATTCAAGAGAACCGCCGCTTTATCAATACGAAGGTTATAATTACTATGATAAACCGAACAAGCTTGTTTACTTTGACCACACGAAAAAGCATTACGTGTCGGTGGGTTATTCTCTGGAAAAACAACGAGACTCCCCATAGTGCCAAACATAAGGGATGGGTGTATTTCCAGATGCGTATGTGGTTTCAATTCAAAGTCTTCAATGTCTATACAAATCATAGCGTTTTCGGTTTCATTATTATCTATATAATCTATAATACCCTTATTCTTTATGAATGTTTCTATTTTTGCAGGATTTGTTTCTGTGGTAACAGAACTGAATAATTCATTGAGTTCGTATATTTCATAACTATTTTTCTTATATTTAATATTCTCCTTATGTTTATTAAAACCGAACACTAAATTATTCCAGTAGTAATCACCCGATGCAAGTTTATCTTTAACATTCTCATACGACATCTTATTCGTCAAATCGTCCTTATAAAATATAGGTCGGCATAAGCGACCCCCGTCAGTATATATAAAAATGGTGTTTTGTGTGATATCGAATCCTATACTAGTATAAGGCGAAATCAGTCCATTTCGTCTGTATAATTTCATTTTACGAACATTCTCGAATGGTTCTTCGATCGAACCGCACCAATAACCATTTATAAATACCTTCGTCAAATTTGATAACATTTTAGGAGTACATTCATAAGTATATTTGAGAGCAACCTTTTCTCGTAACCAATCAATCATTGGTTTACGTTCTCCGATACCACCGTGAGAAACCTGTGTCATAATCGCCAAATGTTTATGTAGTCCAATGTTACCTCCGTCTGGAGTATCAAGAGGGTCTAAGAACCCCCACTGGGAACCGTGTAGAAGTCGTGGTCCTGTTACTTTAGCACTCGAGTCCAAAGGTAAATTTGTCTTACGTAGATGCGCAAGATAGCCATTGAATGATAATCGATTTAAATCCTGAACGACCCCAATGCGTTTTGTTGTTGTCTTTGCTCCCCAGTTACCCTTGAATGCTTTTGAGAATCCCTTTTCTATAATACGTTCTCTGAAAATCTCGTTTTTATAAGTATTAATAAGCCCAGGTAAGTCAGACGCGTATAAATTCAGATTTAAATTAAGTCGTTTATCGTAACTTAATCTTATATGTTTTTGTTGTTCTGTATAATAATCACGGAATAGTTCATACATTAGAGAACCTACAAGTTCTATTCGTTTATATTTAAAATTATCACGGTCAGTTGGTAATTCAACATTATTCATTACGGATAACATCTTGAATGTCATATGACCGAGGAAATATGCTTTCTCCTTATAATTTGTCTCCCCTATATGAGGCAATAGATAATCGGATAAAATTTCCAATCCGTGTTCATATAATTTACCCTTTGTTAAAGATGCAATAAAATGAATCGCCAATTCTTGTGTGAGAATGCCTCCTGCGTCGTGAACTGACGGTATAAAGTCATCTATCCAAGGTTCATATTTATCTAAATCCAATAAGCACGTCGTTATAATATCTTTATCACTGTTGATACCCAAAGCACGCATAACAATAAATAGAGGCACTGGTTTTCTAACATTGGGAATATTCACAACTATATTCTTATTAGTATATTTAACACTCGGTGCTACTAGGGATATAGAGAATTTACGAATAGGTTTTGATGGGTTCTCAGAAACACTCCTCACTTCTGCCGAGTATAAATATTTCAATTCCATTTCATCGTCCTCTTCTTTGATAAATTTCCTAATATATAACATATTATCTGCAAACTTTTCTTGAGAAACCACAGTCTTCTCTTTACCATCTATTATAAAATACCCCCCGATGTCTTGTTTACATTCCCCCATGGTGAAACGTATTTCAGGAGTCAATTTATTCAATATACAGAAATCAGACTGAACCATAATGGGGAATTTCCCGAGATATACATTTTCAATTGTTTCTATACGTTCATACTCATTATCACCTTTCATAGACTTCTCTATATTTTCCCGCATCTCCTTTGCTTGACTTGTAGTATAATCATATTCTCTGATTTCAAGATTATTGTTACGAGTACCACCTGTAGAGATGTGTAACTCATTCGAATCAATTGTATTTAACCCACCCTCTTGTTTATAATTTTTAAACTTATAAGACTCATTATAGTCATGATGTGTTTCTGTAAATTCATCCAATGATAAATTTTGTCCACCTTGTGTAGTCATTTCACCATCATCTAGAATATCAGTATATACAATTTCAACATCATAATGAATAGGCATACCATAAGTCATGTTACGTAAACGAGCTTCATTTGGAAACATATAATGAGAGTTATCATTGGAATCGTATATGATTGGTTTACCGAATGATATTTTCGTGCCATCACGTCCACCTAGATATATTTCACACTTGTTCTTATAATCATCTATAGATTTATCATAATTTGACTCGAGACGAATTGGATTTTTCTCTTTAAATATCTGGTATATACCCGTTTTAAAAAACTCATTATAAGATTCTAGATTATGACTAACTAAACTATCCGGAACGTCTTTAAAATGGGTATCTAGCATTTTCCATATAATCGTTTCATCCATAACGTTACTATAATATTTAGGTATATTTATTTTTTACATAGTTTATTATGAAATATGATTTTTTTGTCTTGTAAAACAAAATGATACAAATAACAAATTATATAATGTTAATATATACATCAAATATGAACGACTTTATGAACTCCTTGTTTGGTCCTATGCATAAGGACTACTGTCTTTACTTCTACTATTTATCTATCTTCGGTTTCATTCTATTTACAGTGGCATTTTTAACTATGATTCGTCTGGTAATTACCAAGAAACGCGGTAGTTCATTCTACTTGAACTCCGCAATGGTATTACTCGGATATGGAATATTCTATTTCCAAAACAGACTACTCCATACTATGTGTAGCAACAGTCTATGAACTAATTAATTTATAATAATCGTTAAATAGTTTATATTTTTTTATTAACTCAAAATATAAACAAATGGATAACTTATATTATTCTAATTATTGTAAGCATAGTAAAAAGGTATTGGATTTTTTATCGAAAAGTGGTATTGCTGAAAATTTAAATTGTATATGCATTGATAAAAGAAAACTCAACCCTAAAACCAACCAAGTATTTATACAACTCGACGACGGAAAGCAAGTTTTGATGCCACCCAACCTTTCATCGGTTCCAGCATTATTATTAATAAACAAGGGTTATTCTCTTGTTTTAGGAAGTGATATTATACAACATTATGAACCTGAGGTGAAAAAGAAATTAGAGTCAGTCAACTTTGGTGATGGCGAACCAAGTTCATATTCAATAAAGTCTTCATCTGGTGGTTCCAATATAGTATCGGAACAATTTACATTTTATGATATGTCACCCGACGAACTAAGTGCAAAAGGAATGGGAGGGCAACGTCAGTTATATAACTATGTCCCGGTTAATAATTCTGGCGCAACAATAGCGACCCCACCAGACACTTATAAACCAGATAAAGTTAGTAACGAAGTGACTATAGATACACTTCAACAACAAAGAAATTCAGATGTTCCCATGAAAAATTCCACACCACAGTATCAATATCAAGTGTCAGAAATATAATAAATATATATATATTTGTATGAAATAGATTTAAACAATAATAACCACATTATATAAATGACAACTAAGTCTGCTTCATTAAAAGCATTTAATACACATTTCGATGAATTTATCGAAGATATAATAAATGTATTTCCAGATAATAATGATATTAAATCGGCACAAAACATGGTTATCATGACAAGAAAAGCAAATGTCACACTTATTATTAAGGTATGGTATTCTTATATTTATGGTCCATATAAAGACAGGATTGATTCGGGTGATTTAGATTTTTTCATTACGAAGGATTACTGTGAAGATTTAAATGGAATATCAAACGCATCAGACATTATGAAATCCATAGATTCATTACGGTCACCTATTAATGATATGAGTCTTGCAAACAAGGCTCATTCTCTCAAATATGTTCAGAACTTATGCAAACTATCGGAACTATATAATTCATTTTAGACCATTTACAGGTGACCATATTACAATATATATATACATATATATATATATATTATGATAAAAGATAATATATTAATTCCACTCGAACCTATACCAGAAGAAGCTGTTTTATTTGAGATTAAAAAAAATTTTCTTTCTTGTAGAAAATGTTTTGATATTATTACGGACGATAAAGTTATTGAACGCTGTGACACGTGTAATGATGTATGGTGTTGTTCTAATAATAACACAAGTAAAAAATATTTCGAAACCACGTTTAATTTATGTAACGATTGTGTAAAAAAGATTGTTCCAGAACAATCACGACGAAAACATCGTATAAATATTAGACCATATAATATATTCACCAAATAACATTCCTTTGTTTTTTTTATTTTTTAATACGAAGTAGATACAATATTACTGCTTCTCTTAACAACATCACTGAGTGTATTGTTACACTCTCGTGTTTTATAACTCACGTGATATAGTTTCTCTTTTGGAGTCATTGCGTTATAATACTTTGATACGACATCGCGTGTAACTATAGTAGGGTATTCACTATCAATTGTTGGAATATAATATGTGTTATGGAGAGTATAAATATGAGTGAATATAGCTTTACTAATACGAATAGATTTGCCCATCTTCTTGACGTAATACGAAACATAGGCATCATGAACTTCCTTGATGAAGTCATACGACTGTCTATAAAACTGGTAGAATAAACGCTTATATATTGGAAATTCTAATAAGAATTCGTCAACCTTGCCCGATGCGAATAAACTAAGATAATGATAATGAATATTTGGATTATTTCCTCTAATATTCTTGAGACGTTCATAGGCAACGTTTTCAACCTTTATCCGTTGACCAGTTATTTTACTATGAAGCATTATACCTGCGTTATAATTTTCAGAAGTATTGCATATTTCCTCTACATTTTTCCCAGTGATGTCTACGACACGTGGTAATAATATGGGTAAATTACAAATAGAACCATTAAAAGCAACATTGACCATATTATCAGGAGTGTAATAAGTTATTTCACCACCTTCAATCTTAAAACCATTTACCAAATAAACTGAGGGTTTCTTGATATTGAGAACAATATGATTATTAGGGTGCTGTAGAACAAAACTATAAGTATAATCTATATTAAATCTAGACACCACAGCAGAATCATTTAACTCCGAATTATACTCTTCGCCCAATGCCTCCATAAACATCTGTCGAAAAGTCATCTGTTTATTAAATTCAGTAGAACCATCATAATGGGTTCTATAATACCAATAGTTACCACCAATGGCTGATTTAGTAGCAATCTCCCATTTACAAATTACTTTATTATAAAACAGATTAATCATGGTACCTTCAATTACCTCATTCGCATATAATTGTCCAGTGAAATCGAACGAACTGTTAGCACTTTCCCTTTTAAATGCATCCAATTGCATTGACTTAATAGGTGCGAAAGCAATTATACTATCATTACAAGTGACAACAGAACGATAATTACCATATCCGTGGTAATCTACATCTGCCTTATACATAAGTAAAAGTTCATCGAAGGATATGTCTTTATCTTTACATAACTGGATGAGTTTACAATACATAGGTTCACAAGTATCTCTTTTTATACGAGTAGGAGGTTGGCAAGCGAATCCTTCTTCCAGGGTATTATTTATTTTTCTAGACCACCTACCGCTATTTAACCATTCAATGAAACCTGAATTATCATTCATTTGTTTCATTAAATTGTCTTCGAATGTTTCTTCTTGGTATCCAGAGCAACTAGGTTCACTTGTTTTTATCTCAGTATTTTTATTATAATTATAAATAATATACTCTGTATCTCCTTGTTTATACACCTTTTGACTTATCTCAGGAACACTTGAGATATCTTGTACGGAAATATTAATTGTATTCATTGTTATTGTATTAGTGTGTTGGTTTTACTTTATATATATTTTATAAATATTTATTCAATTTTTATAAAAAAATCGTAAATTTTAGAAATATATGATTATAATAATAACATATAATTCTCTTATTTAATCACGTAAAATAAAGATATATAAGTTATATATACACATAAGTAATGGTTTCAAAAGAACAATCTATACAATTAAAATATGGTGATATAATCGAGATATCATCTCCGTCTAATAACGAATATCATCAGAATAATTATTATATAACATATATCGATAACAGCATACTAGAGGTTATTAATGTATCGTCAATGAAAACACACGTATTATCCATCAAAGATAATAAATTTACAGATGAGTCAATCATTGCCATATATCTATTAAACCGAAGCGATGTAGATGGTTATGCTAGACAGAATAATATAAATATACACACTTGGTTGGATATATATATAGGTGGTGATATACCTGTTATTATCACCGGTGAAATTACAAATTTAGAAGAAGATATGATTGAAATTACAACCTTTCCTGAAGGAGATGTAATATATATAGATTTTGCTTATAAGGGTATACCCAAAGATATACCTTTTAATAAATTTGTTATTCGCGAGAAACCTAGTCAGGCACAAACCAATTTCAAAAAAACCACAATTGACGGAGAAGAAGAATTAACCGAGGATGATATTGAAAAAGCAGTTGACCTGGGTTCTTATGAGTCTACTGATGATGGTGAAATGATAATAAATTTACCAGACAATGTGGTTCCAGATGAAAGTATTAGGAAAGTATTACACGATATGTACAATGATGCAAATAATATTATTTTTGGTGAAGAACTTGACGATATAACACAAGATATAGAAATTCCAGAACATCAACAAAAATACGGACTTGAAATTCAGACAAATGATATGATGGATGAATTATTATCTACAATACCCGATAGTAAACGGACAGATAAAGTTCGGTCTAACATTTCAACTTTAATTAATCGCTTTAAAGAACTAAGAAATGATTTTTCTAAATTCGATGATAATGATAATGTTACTGGTTATGTGTATAATGGACCATTATGGAAACCATTGATAGAAAAACTCACGAAACTGAATAAAAATATTAGATGGATAATACCTGTAGTTCAGCAACAGTCTAATGTATATACAGACCAAAATAATAATGAAGACGATGATATAGACGTAAATATGTTAGACCAACAACAAATAATGTCACAAGAAAACGAAATCTTTAATTCATATAAGAATAATGATAGTGCTAGCAATAATAAATATTTTAAACTTTACTCTGATTTGGATAAATATAATAATAACTTCAATACAATTGACGACGATAGTTCATTAATGAATAAAGTCAGTGTAAATACAGAATTCGACGCTATAATCGATAATCTGGAAAATTTCTATAGTAGTGTTGTTAAGGCAAATGGTAATAAACGCAAATTGGTGAGGAATCGGTTTGTAATGCAACGTTATAATTTGGGTCTTCAAAAACAAGATAGGTTGTTGATGAAATCAGGTAAGACCATTTTTATTCGTAATAATATGACACCGAATGATGAAATAAATATTAAATCATTAATTATGATGCCAAATGAGTATGTGGAATTCTCAAAGTTGGATATACCATCTACTAGTATTTTGAAAAAGTCACAGTATTCACAATTATTTGTTTCATTATTCCGTTTATTAAATCGAAATACACTAATAAACAATGCTAATGTAAATGATTTGGATACTGAATTGAATATTGAAGAGGATGAATTTATGAAAGATATTAAACAGTATACTCTCGATGAAAAATACAAAGATGAACCTAATAAATATGAGAAGTTCCTACAAACTATTATCCCGAAAACAAGGAATATTATTCGGGAAATAAGGAATAAAGTAAAAAATCGTTTAACCATCCATAGTTTTATTGAGGAATTGAAACCTTATATGATTGGTAATAAAGATATTTCGTATCAACAATATAATGAACTCAGGTTCACAATCAATAATGCAATTAAAGAATTCAATAAGGATTTCGATCAAAAATCGACGTCACATAAAGCAATTTTATCATCCATATCGGTTCAAGACGAACCGATGACGCGAATTGAAAGGTTACTATTTAATAATACAGAATTAATGGAATTCTTCAAAGATGGTTATAATATTAATGATAGTGTGAAATTGAGAAACGGTGAGCTTTTAAATAAATTGATACGGGATGATAATTTATCAATGCTTTCTGATATAATAACTTCGGTAAATATTAAAAATCTTACCACACCTGAACAATTATTGAATGGATTTCAACCCGTAGATATAGAAGATGAAGGAGAGAACGCCAAGATTAAACCAACAGATTGTTCGCGTAGATATCTTACCAAGAAATATAACACAATAAATGAATTACAGGATGATAATACCAGTGATATAATTTATTATGATGATGTGTACGATGATACACCATATGGAATACTGGATTTATATGAAAAGGAAAAGAAAGAGATGGAACCATCATTATTTAAAGAGTTCCTAGAAGAGAACCTAATTCAAAAACACGATGTTAAACCAAATTATGGAAACACGATGGCAGAGATACTTATTGCAGGTAAAAAACCGGTAACAGATGGTGAATATGCTATATTAGAATTGAAACCGGGATATGGTAAAGATATAGACGAGACACTTCTTACACCAAAAGAGAAGAAAGCAAACGAAATCGAGTCAGAAACTAGAAAAAAACAGGGATATTATAAACGTAAGAATAATGTATGGATATATGATAAATCTATTGACACCGAGTCGTTTATTGACACAAATGCGTTATTTTGTAATATAAGGGATGATTGTAATAAAAATATATCTAATTCTGTATGTGAGGCAAGTAGTTTTTCTAAGAAACGAATTGAACAACTGAATAAAACTAGAATGGTAAAAGAATTTGAGAACCGCATTGATATTTCACTGGAACAACTAGATGAGAGGATTAAACAAGACCTCATGAACGATTTCAAAAATATACGTAAGAAAATTATATTACGAGATATGAAAGATAATAAATATAATAACTTTGCGTATGATTATGGTAAAACCGCTTCATCTATTGATATAATAAAATCACCACACGAAGAACTGCGTAAAAAAATTATGGGATTAGATGACTTTACAAAACGTCAAAGTTATATTAATAGGTTTGTAGATGAGCATTGTAGAGAACCTATGGAAGATATGAAAGAAAAAATGAATTGGTTATATTGTAAAGATAGTAATACACCACTTATGCCTATATCAATTGAAAAACTTGCACGGGAATTTATTTTAAATCCGAATAATTATCTAAATAAACTCGACGAAATTTGTTCTATTTATGGAAGAATGAGTGATGATGGTGACTCCATTGTTGATAAATATAGTGGCTACACTTTACGTAAAATAGATTTTTTGACACAAGAAACATATAATGAACAGGGGTTTATTATTCAAACACACGATACGATGGAAAAAGATATGACCGAACAAATTACAGATGTTCTTATGAAACATACGAAACCAGTTCACGAAAATGAATTGAATACAATGATATATAATATTGCTCATACAATATCAACAAGTATGGGTATTGTGTTCGACACTATACAAGAAGGTGTATTGCGTCTTTCGAATGAATTGGTTGATTCTGTAGTATTGAATGAAATAAAATACGAAGAACAAGTTCAACGGAAAGCACTGAAATCTGGTAAAAAGGGTATAAATTACGAAACATATAGACACCGTAATATATTATGGATAGTAGCTGCTTCATTACTCATTAATATACAGACGGCTGTGCCTGGTCATCGTTCTAAGAAAACATTCCCTGGTTGCACTCGTTCATTTAGTGGTTATCCATTGAATGCGGGAGTAGAAGACCAGTCTGGTATCGAATATATCGCGTGTATTATGTATAAATTAAAAAGTTCTATCAAACCATGGGATTCAATTTCAAAATTAAAAAGTGATATATATGCGCCAAAAATTATGGATATAATAGATAAATATATATTCACGAAACGGCCTGATATAGCAGATTTATACACAAAAAAAAGACAGTTTTTATTGGAAAATCCAGACCAGTTCATTCCCGAAGAACATAGTATTGAAAAATGGAAACAATTCATGCCTCCTATTGTCCCTGTAGTAATTCCAAGAGTTCAACCATTGACACGTGATTTCGAGCGCGGGTTCCTTGATACAGTTAAAAAGGGTCATATAGACCAGTTAAAACAATTGAATACAATACAAAGTAAATCATCATTATTTGGATTTTCTGTTTCGAATAATATTAATACAATTGTTAATAAGGAAGAACCTCTACTAAAAACAAATGCTGACATACCATTTTTAGAAAATGGATGCTGTAAATCCAATAACGATAGAGCGATTGAATATTTCATAGATAAAGACCCAATTATAGAACAGACCATTACCGCATCGAAATCAATAAGTGATTTATTAAATGAAATTAAAAGATATAGTAAACCACCTATATTATTCCATAACGAATTTACTGGAATAAAAAGAGTGATAGTAAAGGAACAAACCACAGAAGAGCATATATACGCTTATATAATAAAACATTGTAATTTAGATAATGAATTACCTGTACCCGATGATTATAAAATTATATCTGGTGAAAAATCAGACGATTTTCCACAGCAAGGCTCATTGAATGATAAGATAGACTTCCTTAAAATGAATGGTAAAAAATACGGAATAGGCGATTTGAATCATTTAATGCGAATTATACATAAGTTAAAAATTACAGAAATTGAAAAAGTAGATTATTTCACACAGGTAGATGTAATGCATGACATATTAGATAGTCTAGATATGAGTGATTCTGAAAGCGTTGATGCTAATTTCAGAAGACATTTGAGAGAGGTATTGAAAACATATAAAAAAAATGTTATGGTATCTGAAAAGAGAACAGAATTAACTGAGTTTAAAAATTATTTATTCGCTTCGAATAAAAAAATGTTCAGAGAAATTACTACATTCATTAAAGAATACGGGAATTTAAATAAATCCAAGTTCAATAAATTACAGGATACGTTACTGTCTATATATTCGTCTGATAATAAGTCATCTAATGATATACTAAATAATATTTCGGGTATCGAAAACTCAATTTATTACTTTACGAAAGTGTATCCAGAGATAATATTAACAGGAAGAACATACAATAAAATTGCAGAGCATTGGGATTTATCGAAAATACATATTAGAGACTTACGAAAGGTTATAGAAAATCACTGGAATGGTATTTTACAATTCCACGGCGACAAAACGTTGGTAAACACATTACATAATATAACAGAGCACACAGGTGATATTTATAAGGTATTATCTTTTATGCCCAAACATTTGAGTATTTTCAAAGAAATTGATATTAATGGTAAGAAGGAGACGACTGAATTCTATTCACTTTTCGATAGTGCTACTATGGGATATATGCACGGTTACTTATTTTTATCTGTCTTGTATGAATACGTTTCTTGCGCAAATGATATCGATATGTTGAATTCGGATCTGGAATTGAAGAAATCACAAGCACGAACTGATATAAAAAACAATAGTGATATAACAATTCAAACCCGTGCGATTGACATTGATGATGATAGAGATGAATTATTAGAATTTGATATAGAACCTATTGATTCGGGTGATTTAAAGAACCGTGTCGCATCTGTGATATTATTATTTATGGAAATGCAAGAAAATCAACGAAAATCGTTCATGTCGTATAAAGATATATCTAAAAAAATACATAATTCAAAAGTTAAAGAAAAACAGAAGATTGTTACACAGGATTTAGGTAAACTTGATAATGATGTGCGTAAGGTAGAAAATCTTCTGAAGAAATATAAAATGGGACGATGGAACATTGGATTACAAAAGGGGTTAGTCCATTATGATAAAAATACATACGATAGAGAACGCACAGAAATGGATGAAGATAATTTAGTTGCCGAAGATGCTGATGAATTAGATGCTATTATGGAACAAGACATAAACCGACAGTATGACGAAGAAGCAAATGACCTTAGGAACCTTGGGGATGATTTTGCTGATGGTAATTATTATAATGAAATACCCGAAGAAAATGAATTCGGTGATAATTAAACGTATGTGTTGTTTTTGAACTAAATATTATAAAATATTATAATTTTATAATATAAATACCAATGGGTTTAGTAAGTAGTAAATTTGTCAGAGTCAATAAATTAAATATTGCCGTTTTTATATTTTTAATATTATTTACCATCGTCCATATAACGAAACCTATATTTATATATAATAACGAGGGGGGTTTTAGACAATTTGGTGTCGGTTATAAGCATAAAACCGTGATACCAATATGGTTGGTGGCCATCATTCTGGCGATTCTATCTTATTTATCAGTATTATATTTAATAATGTTCTGTTAGTGGGTTCAAAATATAAATTTATATATTTTGAAACAGTTAATGATACACAGATTGGAGCACGCCGGTGGATATTAAAGTTGTTAGTATAAGTAATGTTACTTCTCCCCAAGCCCTCTTTAGTATGACTTGTTCCTTTATATAATTGATAAAGTCTTCTTGTGTTTTTTGTCCATCTTTGTGGTTCAGTGTTACAAAAAAATCACTACTCTCATTCTTATTCTTATTATTAGTATCATTATCAAATCGCATTTGTGCGATTATTTCATCATAATTGTTTAAATTAAATCTAGACATCAATGGGTTAAAATCATTTGTTACACTACCGCCATTTTTTGCGGTTAAAGTTTCGAAATTATCACTACGTATCCATTTGTTTAAACCCTCGTTAAACAGTGAAAAAACCAAAAACCAAATATGACCCACAGTATTTTCAAAATACCCGATTAACGCTGGCACATTGTCTGTTCCCGGTATAAATCTTAATGCGAACATTATTAAACCAACTACTATTGGTATCCATACGTAAGGTTGTCCTAGTTTATTGTTTATCCTTTCTGTATTATTTGTTATATTTCCCAAATCGTTTGTATGTAAAAATAATGATATGAAAGCAAATACAATAAAAAAAACTAACATAATGAATTTAACGTAATATTCGGAATAAAATGCAATTATATTTTCTTTTGATTTATTGTGAAATATGACCCGAATAATTAACACCATAATAAGTGCACCAACAAACATTACACCAGCAAACCACTTACCTTCCTCATCTTGTCCTAACCCTTCAATGATCGGGTTATCTTTCTTTAAATTATTAAATCCTTCTTTTTTTTCGTCGTCGCAACTATTACATTTATCGTCCATTGATTTCATTTTCTTTTCACGTTCTAAATCTAACATCTTAAATGGATTTGGTAATATTGGTATATCAGACATAGAGGATATATATACTGTAACGGGATTGTTTTTATCGTATATAACCTTTTAACCGAATAATTGTATCACAGTATTCTTATTACTTGAAAAGACTAATCGTAATCAGTGTAGTCAAAACAAGCATAGTAGTTTCACCTATGGCTCGTTTCAATATAGTTGCGTTTAATAAACGTTCAAAAAAATCGTATATTTTATCTTTTTCTTGACGGTTATCATCTGCATTGGCATTAATATCGAATAACGCAAATAACGTTCCATCATTTACTGGTTTTTTATCGTCTCTCGTTAGTCCGATTTCGGTGAATTTCTTGCCTAAATTTTCAACACTGAACAAAGTAAGTAATTCATTCATATGTATATTGGCATAGTTATCTTTGAAATTTTTATTTTGTAAAGATAAAGTCAAATTTAGACTACTAAACAAGTTCACAAAGAAGTATCCGAATGTATTTTCAAAGAATCCAATTACACTGGGAATAAACTTCAATATAAAAACCGAAGCACCAACAATGGAAGCTATAATCCATTTAGATGGTTCCTTCAGATTTTCATCTTCTAGATTTACCAAGAACGCCATATAGGCAAATCCTATAAATAACATTAATACCATTTTATGATTTAATAACTTGTTGTTCTCTAAAATAGAGTTGAATTCGGTGTATAAATTTGAAAAATGTTCTTTATTATACTCTGTACTGCTTAGAATATTTTCAAAATCTATTCGAAAGAATTTATAAGGAGCAGTGTATACATTTTTTAATATATATACAGCGAGAGGAATCGCCAATAGTATAATACCAACAATGAAACCATATCCCTCGTGTTTTGTTAAACCTTCTCTAATAACAGATTTATTATCTTCCTCTTTTACCTTTATATCATCTGGTTCTCTTTCTATTAGTTCACTAGTAGTATTCATTATTATATACTTTATAGTGATTGTTTTTGTTAAATATAACCGTTTTTTTTACACCCCTAATATAAAATCATTTAGTATGAGTTTAATAGAACCAAATATATTGAGTCACATTCAAGACAAATTGATGTTTTGTCACGAAAAAAAGGGACGTATTCAAGGGTGGGTGTTTAACCTTATTGGGTATTCATTATTTTTTATTGTTGTATCTATCGTGTTATACTGTTGTAGGAAACGGAAAATGACACCTTACGAGGAAGCCGAAAAATTAAGGCGTGACCAAGATTATATTATGTCTAAAATAAAACAATATCAAACTGCTAAACGCCCTGATAATACCAGTGCTATTACACATTTACCCGTAGTCAATAATAACTCATTACATATATAATTATATGAATTTATATTATATAGTATAATATAAACATGTCATCAAGTGAGAACAATATTGTAGAACAAATTCGTGAAGACATTATCGCCAATAGTAATACTGCGCAAATAACGTTTAATAATCTACTGAAGGAACAGCATAAGTATATTGGTGAATTACATATACCATTTGAACTACACGGTGACTTGGACCTATCTATAATAAAAACAGAAAAATATAATAATCTCATCAAACTGGTATTTAGGGAGGGTGAACTCACCAGTTTGAAGAATATTCCTGGTTATATGAAAGTTATTGAATGTCCTCATAATTTATTGAAAACTCTTATTGATTTGCCAGGTTCTCTTACTCACCTTGATATTAGGGAAAATAGTATTAAAACATTGGACCTTCAAAAGGCATCTGCACTTATAGTATTACACTGTGAGGATAATGTACTAGAAAGTATAAATAACTTACCCAAAAATTTGGAAGAACTTTATTGTGAAAATAACTCTCTCAAAATATTGGACCTTGATGGTGTTAGTAAATTGAGAACATTACACGCATCATCTAATCCTGTACTAATCGTTCAAAACAAACCGAATTCTTTGGTAGATTATAAAAATGAAAATAACACACTTTCTACTCACGATACAAATTTGTCGGAAAAGGAAGTCACTACGAAAGATATTTTAAATAAAGTGAATTATGTAGAAGCACTAGATAATTATTTCAGAATCAAACAAAAATACGAAAGTGAATTATTGACAGATAAACGAAAGGCATTTTCAAAGGGTAAAACAAAAAAAGATGCTATACGGCGTTCACGGTCTGTTATTCCAAAATGTTTAAACTGTCGTAAACCTGGCGGAATGTCTTTTAAGACTACCAGTGATGGTTATACCGCATCTTGTGGTAATTCTCAAAATCCTTGTAAATTTAATATAGAATTAACACGAGGGAGTTATGTTTTATCGGAATTGTATTTAGATACTATTGACGAAATTATGGATGATATCAAGCAAATAATCGTTAAACAAAAAATGGATGCATTGTTTGAATATATTAGTGAGGATACTGCTGCCCGCGCGTTTAAAGAAACAATGAAGCGATACGAACAAGATGGTTATTTATACAACGAAGAAATGAAAAACTTTAATCAGTTATATAATAACGCAAAACAAGCGGATGATATAAAAAAACGACAGGTTATTATTTATAATATCAATCAGAAAATCAAAATGCTTACCGACGAATACAAGGAAAATGGAACCACCAGTATATTGAAGGTTATTGTAAATATATATCAAACCGAGTTACTACCAGAATTAGAGAACCTACGGCGATTGAAATACGATGTTATGGAAATGATTGATGACCGATTGGTACAACTCGAAGTCCATCCCTCGCGAGAGGAAGTGAATGATTCAGAAGAACCCACTGTTAAAAAATTTGTTTCTAATATTTAAAAAATGACGTCGTATAATAATAATACGTCATTCGTCTAACATCCGTTGTATGTGGTTACTCCGTCCCAATATACATTATTTTGGTCGGCCCACTTTTTTTTTTCACATATATCTATGTCTTTCCAGACAGCGCCGATGAATACTCCGTCTGGTACTGGTGTTGATGGATTAGTATAGTTGGTTGTGGTGTCGTCGACTTCTACATCAACCGGTGTATGTGTTAGGGTGTACACATCATTAGATGTATTCACAGACCTTTCCCAACCATCAGGAACATCTTTATGCGACGTAGGGAACTTTTGACTATCCTCATCCTTCTTTAATAATATACCAGCAATCGTTAAAACCAGAATTAATGATACTGAAGCTACAACTAATGTAATTATATGAAAGTTATCCATTTATATATACTAAATATATTTTACCGATAAGTTTCCAGATTAATATTATTTTATGTTTTAATATTATATAATATGTCTAGTTACTCAAACACACCAGAATCAATACATCAACCAAATCGTATTTTAAATTTAGAAAGATACAATGGTCGTATTAATATTATACAACCACCCAATCAAGAAATCCAGTTCAAAATGACCGAACGTATTGCCATAAAAAACAAGGCGACGGATTATAGCACTGCTGTATCTGGAATGTTGGAAGAAACAATGTTATCACGAGTATTTTTCTGCGCCGACAATATTGACATGATCCAAAAGGATATGCGTGTTGGTGTTTATAATATGTCTAAACAAACCTATATGGTGCCTCCTCAAAATATTAATAACCTAAAGACGATAATGCGTAGTATTTTTATTGAACACGCACATGAAGGTGAAAATGTTACAATTGAGGTTGCTCGTTTGAATAAAATGGTCCTCGATTACAGTATCCCGTCTGTTTATAATGCGGCAGTTTCGCATGAGAAATATATGCAAGACCAGAGTAGTTTAGTGGTTCCTCTCGAAATGCCCAAGAACCACGACCGTGATTATAAACAGTTGGAAGTTAAGCAATGGATGTAAATATTTATATAAGCACATTATATAAATATATGAAAACCACAAAAAATAGTTTTAATTTAGGTGGACAAGCTATAGCGAGTGGTGGATTCGGTTGTGTATTTTTACCACCGCTTAAATGCAAAGGAGCAGAACGACCGGTAGGAAAGGTAGTTAGTAAATTATTAACAAATATTAACGCCAAAGCGGAATTTAATGAAGCAAAGGAAATACAATCCATATTGAAAAAAAAACTAAGTTTAGATGTTTATAATCGTTATTTTATATTCCCCGAAAAACTATGTAAACCCGACACATTAACGAAGGCGGACTTAGTAAATTTTGAAGATAAATGTAGGAATTTAACAAAAAAAGGTATAACGTCGGATATAATAAACCAAAGTTTAGATTCGGTTAGAATTATAGAACTCACCAATGGTGGTAATGATCTATCAAAAGCAATTAAAGGTATGAAAACTAACGTGGACCTTGGAAAATTAAACAGGGTTATTATTGAACTACTAACAAACGCAGTCGTCCCAATGAACCGATTAGGTATTTTACATTTCGACTTAAAATCCGCAAATATATTAGTTGATGATAATTATCAATTACGACTTATAGATTGGGGGTTATCTGTAGTTGCGAAAGGTAATAAGATTCCCAGTGGGTCTACTTCGAGACCGATTCAGTATAATTTACCATTTAGTACAGTATTATTTAATAAGGAAATAATCAATGATATCAATAGAGAGTTAAAACAATTATTTTTCGATACTAATTATAAAGAAGCAATTAGACCAGAATTATCGACAATCGTTCATAAGGTTGTAGTGAAATATTTCTCAAATACCGATAGTGGACACATTGGTTATGTATCGGGTAATATTAAAAAGCTCTTTAATATAACAGGTGAGAAGAAATTCTTTATTTATAATTTACTATCCAATTATCTAACCGAAGCAATAATAAACTTTATAAACCCAAAGACGAAGACATTTGATGATACCAAATATTTTAATGATGTATGTGCGAAAAATTGTGATATATGGGGGGTAATAACTGTATATAATGATATTTTAATACACTACGAAGGATTATCGTTATTCAAGTTCAATACATCTGATGAATTGAAACAACTTAGATTGTTTGTTATGCGCTATCTATATTCACCTGAATTCGCAGGAAAACCAATAGATGTTGATATTTTGATAGCCGAATTGAAAGATATCATACCATTTTCTGGTACTATTAAAAAAACAAGTAAATCATTGAGTGTTAAAAAGGATAGTGTCATTGATTTAGTTTCGGACGACTCTGTTAATCCTTCACCCGTTAAAAAGGATAGTGTCATTGATATAGTTTCGGACGACTCTGTTAATCCTTCACCCGTTAAAACAAAAACAAGACGCAAAAGATGTAAAAACGGAACTCGACGTAGTAGAAAGACAGGTGAGTGTGAAAATACCAACAAGGTCGTAGTTCCATTACAAGCAGAACCTATAGTAGAATCCAGTGGTGATACCAGTAGTCTACTTAGAAGTATGGGTTTATTTAAAAAAGACACAAATATACAAGCAGTTAAAAAACAAAAGGTCGTAATCGGGGAAAAAAAGACACGTAAACGATGTAAAAATGGAACTCGTCGTAATAAGAAAACTGGTGAATGTGATAATATTAATGGACCACAAAAATTAACTACTAACACAGAATCCATAAATACTGCTATAGTAGAACCAGCAAATACCACTACTACTGTAGAATCTACACAGGATGTGGTAGAACCACCTAGTCTATTTACAAGATTAGGTTTCTAAATATCCTATAAAATATTTATTCCATACATTCATTGCGGCTGTATTATGAAAGTTATAATCATTAGTACAGTCGTTACCTGAATTAGAAAGCCGTTCTATAATATCATTACCTCCTGGATGTATGTTATTGTTTACATATTTTGTAAAATCATATACGCATTTACCGCATATAATTATAATTGAACCTTTTTGTTGTAAATCGTCCACGTATTTTTTTTTGAATATAGGATACCAAAACATCCGGCAACTACTTGATATATCCTGTTATTTTTATTTGTTGTAATAATATATATATATATTATAACAAATATGGCTATTATTAAAACAGAAATAATAAAAGGAGTCAAAACATATACTGTAAAAAAAGATATAAGTGACTCCGAAGCGGAAAATAAACTGGCAAATAAATTCGTAACTGTGTCTATGATAAATGATATTATAAAAGACGACGCAGATGTATACACAGACGATGGTAAATTATTACTTAAATTTAGAAAAAACACTCTTTCTAAAAATCATACATCTGCGTTTTATGATAATGTCATCAAATTTGCGTTGACCCCTACATCAAATAGAGGTAGTGCAACTGGTAGTAAATCGAAAAATGTATACGATAACCCGAAAATTATGACAAATATTTTTGGTTATTTTGATAGGTTCTCTCCAACACAAAAAAAAAACTTTCGTATTGCAGGACATAAACTTCCACTTGAGGTGCGTGAGTGTAGGTTTAATCGCGATTTTCCAGAGTTATACGAGAAGACACTACCATTAATAAAAGAGATTAACGGTCTTTATAAAAAACATACACCTGCGTATTTCAAGAGACAGAATGATAAGGCGAAAGAAACCGCATTTAAAATACCAGACACAGCATTCACTACTATAACAACCAACGTTAATTTTAGAACTTCTATACATACAGATAAGGGTGACGACGCGGAGGGATTCGGAAACCTAGTTGTAATAGAAAATGGTAAATATAGTGGTGCTGAAACTTGCTTTCCTCAGTATGGCATTGGTGTAGATGTTAGAACAAATGATATGTTATTTATGAACGTTCACGAAATGCACGGTAATCTACCAATGCGACCGATAGATAAAGACGCACGTCGTCTTTCTATTGTTTGCTATCTTAGGGAAAAGTTATGGAAGAGAACGCGCGGTAAAAATATGGCTTTTGTAAAAAAACACAATAAGACCGTTCGTGACATAGGTGGTGGTAAAAAAACTCTCTTACAGAACAAAACACTTAAAAATAAAACTAAAAAAAATAAAAAATGAATGATTCTATAATTATGTACGCATGCATACCTTTATAGAATCATTTGGGTAATTCGTCTCTCTTTATACGTGACATTCTAACTTCACACATGCCATTATCACGGTGGAAAATACTCACATAACCGGGGTAATTTTGTTCCAGATATTCAGCGGCAACACGATTCGCTTCTAAACGTCCTTCCGTAACTCCTAGACCACCAGGTGCGTGCTTTTTTGCCTTTATAGTAACATCATTAAACCTTACTACACCACCATCTTTTATGAAATATTTGATACTCTGTTCATAGTCTTCCTTTTCCTTGATTTTAGATGAAGGTTGAATAGTTTTGGTTTTACGATTTATAAATCCATAGAGAGTGCCTATAATAAATTTCAAATCAGTTGTAGTCTTGTTTTTCATAAAGAATGGATTATATATGGGGTAAATTCCCCAAATATATAGGTTCTCTTTCTTTAGTGTTTTAAATGCATCGTTGAAAAAAGCGTGAACGTCTGTTATTTTGTTTAATTCTTTATCCGATACCTTTTGGAAAAGTCCTTCTACATCATCATCTATAGAAACAATCGATTGGTTCTCTGGATAATGTTTGATTATGAATTTGCGTTGTTCTGTTATACCTATCTTCCCTACAACTATTTTTCCATACATGTCTTTGGGCACCACACTTTTGTATCGTTTCTCTTCTGCTTTATTCGCAACAAAAATATGGACTAAACTTTTGGGAACGCCTCCATCTGAAAGGGTTTTCAATGACTTTTCTATGATTGCTTCCGGGCGGTCGTATGATGGTATAGCTACTACGTATGTTTTGGTAGGTCTGCTCTTTCTTGTTTTGCGGGTTGACATATCTATTATATATGTATAGGAAAAAAGTTAGATTTTTAATTATTTTACTTTGTATATTCTATGCACATACCCCCTCACTCCTCCCCTCTCTGCTCGCTTCTCTTCAATGAATGTGGTCGTCTCGAACCAGCACCTAATATTTCACACTTATGGAATATATCCGGATACTGTGAATAAACTCTCTCTAATATAGCAGGCATGTTTGCATAAGCAAAACCCCGTGGCGTTTTAAATTCATAGTTCTTACCTATTATAACACCACTATCGCTCGCAACGGAGTATATTACCTTGCGGAATACTTTTAATTTATCATCGACATCACATAATTCCTTAAGTAAGGCATTTACGTCTTCCTTGGTCAAGCCACACTGGGCATGACAAGAATACGTCTTCTTTTTTATTTCTGGTTTAATATCTGACGGTTTATGAAGTGAGTTATCGAGGCAAGAAATATACGATGCGTTATCATCGTCAACATCAATAGTAGTTCTAGCAACAGATGTTATATTATAATTATTCTCTAGTTCTTTAACACGTTCAAGTAAACGACGATTTTCACTAAGTAACTGATATATAAAATTATCACGTTCAGAAATACTCATCGTAAGTTTTATTTATTGATTTGTTTGTTATATGTTCAAGAAAAACAAAAAGTATAAAAGTAATCAATTTTTATATTTTTTTTTATATTTTTTTATATTTTTTTACCTCCTACTTCGTAACCACATCCCACCTTTCTTTGGTTTGATACACTCGTTTGTATTGATCGCGGTGTCCCAGTCTTCTTCTTCTTCTTCCTCTTCCTCTTCCTCTTCCTCTTCCTCTTCCTCTTCCTCTTCTTCTTCTTCTTCTTCTTCTTCTCCTCTTCCTCTTCCTCTTCCTCTTCCTCTTCCTCTTCCTCTTCCTCTTCCTCTTCCTCTTCCTCTTCCTCTTCCTTCTCAGTATCAGTTACAAACAAACGAACTATATCATCATATGAGGTTTCACTTGCGTAACACATCTCAGAAAGAGCATACAACCAGTTTTCGTCACTCTCCCACTCGTCAAAATAATCATCCGAGATAATACCATTCTCACCACTCTTAACCCAGTAAATAAAATTCTCATCGTTCATATAAAAGTGATGAATATTATCGTATAACGCATTGATCTCCTCTTCCTGATAACTAATTTCATAATCAATTAGTTCAGGCATAGAAGAATGTGTACTACTACTACTACTACTACTACTACTACTACTACTACTGTTATCATCATCATCATCATCATCTACGTCCTCTACATCGTCATAATTGCAGTAAGGAATGATTGGCCCGACATTTTCATAACGAACAAATATAACTGAGTCTGCCAATTCGTCAATAAATACATTGTACTGTTCCTTTAAATAATATACCATTTGTATCATCTGTGGTGCTAGTGATGACCAAGAATGAATATTATTAGTTACATTTGCGTTGTCATAAATACATAACATAGACGACCAAAATGTAAACATAAGTAGATATGATAATATATTAGTGTAGAATATATTCATAAAGAGTATACTACATAAAACAATATTGAGATTCTTTCCTGGACGAATATCAACAGCGTCTTGTGCTCTCCTGAAAATAACGTGTTCATCGTCTACCAATTCTGTTGACCACGCACCGCCAGGCACCAACGATTTCACCATATCTTTTGACTTATAAATAAAACGGTCATTGTTAGTGTATTTAATAATATTAGTTTTTTTCAATAAACCACTACCAACACACTTCTGGTCATCATCACATTTAGATGACCAGATGTTTTTTCCTTGAACACCAAGGGAATTTTCGAAATAAGAGAACGGGGTTTGTTGAGAAGACATAATAACAAGTGGTATATTATTAATAGTATGATATATTTATATAGTTTCAATTTTTATAATTCAGTATCGATGCGATTGTGTTTATATTCATAATGAAGAACTTCACAAGTACAATCGAAACATAGAAATATATTTATCTGACTAAGTGGAATATGTTTTACAGAATTGGTATTACGGCAATGAAACCGGATGTGTTGGAACGGATTGAACCCACATTTACCAAAGAAACCGACGGTATGTTCAATAATTATCGGTTTATCAATTGTGCCATTTACCACAAGTTCATATGTATTACGATTTATAAACTCGTCCCTTGTCTTCTTCTCTGCACGCCATAACATAGATTCGTCTGTCATCTCTATAAATACACCTACATCTTCACTCATAAAACAAGTCATTATGTTTTGTAAATTATCTTTCAGTATTTTCTTATAAGCAATTTCAAACTTAATCACCTTGGGGTGGTTATAAATATCTCGATATAACTGGTATCGCATCATAAAGAGATTGAATACTTCGTTTTTAATACGCTCACTGAACGACCAATATGTGCCGAATATCGCATTCTGACAATCTAAAACGATAGATGAATTATCAATAATTCGCTCAATATTCACATGCGAAGCAATTCCAAACACCATACAATCGCGATAAATATAATCCATTTTATCTACGTCTACTCCATTTACCTCATTATTGACGAATTGAAATCGGAAATCGTGTTGATGAGAAGTTGGTGGATTAATGACGTTACAAATATAATCTAGACCCTCGTCGGATATTTCAATGGTATCATTCTTTACCATATTACGGAAGAGTTCCTGTGAACGTTCCTCGTGGGTTCTCCATTTTTTATTTGTAATCAATCCACTATCCATTAGTTCTTCAATAAAATCGTCAAATGTATGTGATGCTGGACCGTGCCCTAAGTCGTGAAGCAAACCGCCCAGACAAATCCACTCTTGTTCCGTCTTCGTAATACTAGGTTTCAAACCATTTTTCATACGTTCGGTCATTTCATCGGGAGTCAATGGTTTAGTGTCTTCGGTAATAATTAGATGACCCTTACTAATTAGGGTATTCAACGTTTTCTTCAATAATCCATATACACCTACTTGATGATTGAACCGTGTGTGTGTTGCTGTAGGGAATACGCGATACGCCATAGACGTCTGCTTAATATAAGACATCCTGTGATACATTGGTGTGTCTATAATTGAAATTGCTAAGTCGGACATCTCTATCTCTCCCCAAACTTTATCGTAAATGATTTTCATTGGTGTTTTTTAACTTATTGATGAATAAATAAAAAAGTTTTCAATTTTATATGAATTATAATAATAATATAAATACTTGTCATATAACAACGTATAATGGATAACGTTGACACTTGGAAAGTAGATAATAAACACAATAATAAGGAATTTACGCTATATATTAACAACAACCCTGAATTAAGACATCGCCATCTTCTTGATATAACAAAAGACAATTACACGTTGCTTGAAAAATTTATATATGATACATCGGTATTTCATTTTAATAGATTAGGTATTGATAATATTAGTGATTATTATATAGAATTTTGTTGTAAATCAAAGTATGATGACGATGACAATAATATATATATTGATTGTGACCCGGAATTAAAAAAGATAAATAATTATTATTTTCCTTTATTGTCTTGTGTTACATATTTTACTAATAATACAAGTACTCCTACATTTATTAGCAATATTGATTTGGATACTTATAAATATAAACAGTTCGAAAAACAACAGTCAATAATGTTGTCTTTACCAAAAATAAACAAACAAATCACATTTGACGGACATTTTTACCACGGGAATGTAGCACTGACAGAACACGACGATACAAAAGAACTATATACAATCTCTATAAATTTGTGGAATAAAAAACCAAAAAATATTGAGTATTATATACCCAAATATGAAACCACTCTATCAAACAAAGAATATATTAAAACCACTTTTGAGGTAGATAATGGTAGTATATGCAACATTAAAGTTAGTGAAGATATAATTAATTATAAATTTTTCAACAGTCTCATGTATGATAAACGCGATGACGCATGTTATAGATTTGATGATTTTATCAAAAATTATGTAGGTGATGCTAACAATTCCACATTTGTTTTTGAAGTTGACAAATATATAAAACGTAACGCACACATAGATAAATTGAAAATTACATACGGTGATATTATTGATGATTATGAAGCAATCGTGAATGAAAAAAATGAGTTTAAATATAATCGTTTTTTACAACGATTTCGGTACACAGATATATATTCACCTGATGTATGTCGTTTTATAATAGAAGAATGTGAAATATACGCGAATAAAAACGGAGGGTGGTCAACTCAACGTCATAATAACTACCCAACAACCGATTTGCCTGTTAAGGATATACCAACTATTTTCAGGTTGATATCATCATCATTAGTTAAGATTTTAGACAAAATTTCGCGCTCTTATAATTTAGATACAGGTTGCATTTCTAATAATATTGCGTTTAATATCTTAGATGTCTTCGTCATAAAGTACGATTGTGACAAGCAAAATTCACTTGTAATGCACAAGGATGGAAATTTTATCTCGTTTTCTATATTGCTCAACGATACAAACGAGTTCGAAGGTGGTGGAACGTAGTTCGATGACGGATTGACTTGTGATTTAAATCAAGGTGATATGATAGTACATAGTGGTCTAGTAAAACATTCTGGGTTGCCAGTCACTAAAGGTGTTCGTTATTTACTTGTCGGATTTGTCGATATGACAATTTCCGCACCAGAAACTTAACAATGTATGATTTGAGCATGTTCTAATATTAAGGAGGAGGAGGACCGTAAAGCCATATAATGGAGACGCTACCTTCGGCTCCTTTCCCACCATTTTTACCATTATTTGCGCCTTTATGAGACGAAGAATACGAATAAGACCACCCCCCAGCCCCCCCTTCACCATTATAATTACTACCATCTGACGAAAAATAACTAACGTTAGAACTTTCG